CGATGGGGGGGGCTAGGCTTCTTTAATTTTAAACCGTAACAACGGCTTGAGATTTGGAAAATCAAGCCACACATAGAGGCATGTGTTTAACTTACATTTTTTATTTGATGCCATAAAGTGGCGACCTAAAAAATAAACATTTGTATTTCTTTTCATAATCGTAACTCCTTTTAATCGTAACTCATAAGGCGTTCAATCAACCTTATGTATACATATTAACAGATTGTATCCAAGTTGCCAATACTTTATTTTTAATTCATTCAAATAGTTTACAAAACTTAACATAGCGATATTGACGAAAAAACTTAAATGTGTCAATATGCAGGTGTGTAGTAACGGCAGAACATAGGGAGGGGTTCCAATGCCTTATAAGCCAATCAAGGGGCAAGATACTCCACCACACGTTCCTTGCGAGCTTACACAGCGTTTAGTAGTTGCAGGTAAAGAAAACGGCTTTACCAATCAGCAAATAGCTAACGTGCTTGATATACACGTTGATACACTTAGGAAGCACTACCCAAAAGAGCTAGAATCAGGCAAGGAGCTTTCTATTATGAAAGCCACTGATAGGTTTAAGCAGGCGTTTTTATTTAACGATGATATGCTTGAAAAAGATCCTAAAGTGGTTGCTACGTCAATTCAGTTTTATCTCAACGCTAAAGGTGGCTGGAAGCAACAAGCACAGGTAGACCAAAACACCACTCTTACTGTTGATGAAGCCCTTGTCGACCAAATCAAAAACATGGACTTTGACAACATCATCGCACTAGGTAAGGGGCTTGATAAGCTGGAGGGTCAATAATGCCGATTCGTGACGATGTTCTGTTTAGCAGGCTGGTTAATTCCTTAAACCATTTAAGCCTTTGCGTACAGACAGGCACGGAACTTGACAACCCTACAATCAAGCGGATTTACGAAGTGGTTAATCATTGCTGTATGCCTAGCGGATTCGTGGGTCAAAACGAAGATTACTTCAAAGAAACAATCAATTTATTACTGGAATACATTGAAACCCTTGAACGCCCCCATGCCCTTATCAAGCAAGGGAAAGCCTCCCCTGCCCTTCAAAGGGCTTTTGTGCGTGGTGAGCTAAAAGACAAGGGCATCAGCTTAATAGCACCCACAACTACAATCATGGCATGCTATGATGATAATAAAGCGTTAAAGTATTACTCACTAAGTAAAGGGGCTTAACATGAAGTTCACATTCGCTCAAGACTGGCACAATTACAAAGTAGGCGATCGTGTGCCTGCCAGCGTCAATAGGGCATACTTACTACGACATGGCATCATTAAGCGATACAGTCACGTTGAAGCGTTGGAAGCTGAACAGGTTGAAGGGGAAGAAATCTTTGTGAACGTCGAAGCACCCAAGCCACAACCCAAAGGTAAAAAGAAATGAGCTACACAGGCACGCCGTCAAGTTCCGTAAAAGACTTGCTACGGTTTCTATTGCAGGACACCGTAGCTCCCTTTTTATTTACAAATGAAGAGCTTACGGATTCTTACGCTTTGCAAAACTCCGACATGGCTAAAACTCTTTCCATGCTTTGCACGGCGTTAATCGCTAAATCAGCAGGCAAGCCACAGGATGAAGCCGTTGAAGGGCTTAGTGTGACATGGGGCAATATGGGTGCTAAGTACGAAGCCCTTAAGCGTTCATTTGCTGAAATGAGTCAAGCAGGCACACTCCCCACTTACGACGGCGTAACCGCTACAACCGCATCAAGCACGATGACGATGATCGTGAGCGATGCCACATACGCATGGCAGGGCTTGCCACGATGAAAGAAGCCGTCGCCTCTTTGCTTGCACGATACGGTACGGCTTGCACGGTGTCACAAGTGGCAACGACTACACGCAATGCTACGACTGGAGAGGTCACTTCGACGACCACAATACACACAGGCAAAGCATATCGCCAAAACTCAACAAAAGAAACTAAAGGCTTAAATCCTAGCGGTGGAGCGGTTTTAATCGTTCAGCTTATAGATGATTACATCATCAAGCCAAAAGACTTAATCACACACGGCGGTTACACGAATCAGCAGGTGTTAAGTGTTCACACGGTCAACCCAGCAGAAGGATTGGCATATCAGAAAATAGGGGTTTAAATGGCAAGCGTCCAAGCGTTACGCCTAGCACATGATGAAGCCTTGCGTCAATTATGCAAAGGCTCCCTTTACTTCTTTGTTAAAACGTTTTGGCACGTCGTGGTTCAACAAGGGGAGTTCGTGGAAAACTGGCACATTGAAGCGATATGTGACCACTTGCAAGCCTTAGCAGAGGGCAGGCTAGAACGTAACCGCTTGATGATATTCCTCCCCCCACGACACGCAAAGAGCATCATCGTCAACGTATTCATGCCTGCGTGGGACTGGACGGTGCGACCACATAGGCGGTTTGTTTCAGCGTCAGCAAAGGACAATCTCTCTACAAGGGATGCCGTAAAGGCAAGAAACTTAGTAGCGTCGGACTTATACCAGCGTTTATTCGGCGACGTGTGTAAGCCTCATGCCACACGGTGGGGGTCAAGCTATTATCAAAACGAACAAGGGGGCAGTCGCCTTCCCATTACAACCAGTGGCGGTACAGGGCAAGATGCCGACTTTCTGTTATGCGACGATCCGCTAGAGGCACAGGACGCACGAAGCCAAGTAAAGCGTGATTCCTGTTTCTTTTGGTACGATTCCACCTTCACCACAAGGGGAACTAAAGCCGAGAAGACCCCCTTAGTGTTGGTTCATCAACGGCTACACGAAGACGACATCGCAGGGCGTATTCTAGCAGATGAAGCCTACGCACGCCATTATGATGTGCTTTGCTTCCCTGCCTTGTACGACCCGAATCATCCAGTCAAAACCATATCATCGTTAGGCTTTCAAGACCCACGCACGCAGGAAGGCGAGCTTTTGTGGGGCGAGCGATTCGGCGAGGTATGGGTGCAACAGGAAAAAGCAAAAGGGGCAAGGCACTACAATAGCCAATTACAACAACGCCCTAGTGTAGCAGACGGCGAAATCTTCAAGGAGGAGATGTTCCCCATTGCGGACGAAAACGCTAATGCCATTATCAATGGGGCAACCGAAGTATTGCTTTCAGTGGATGCCACGTTTAGCGATTCGGAGCTATCGGACTGCGTGGCAATTATTGTATTCGCACGGTATAAAGGGGAATGGTATTGCGTTAACGGCATCAATAAGCAAATGGATTTCTTAGCAACCCTAACAAGCATCAAGCAGATGATGAACGAATACCGCCCACATTCGCTTATAATTGAGAAAAAAGCCAACGGCGATGCTATCATTAGAGTATTGCGTCAACATGGCATTGACAACGTGCTAGCCATAACACCGAAGGAAAGTAAGGAAGCAAGGGCAGAAGCCTCTACAATCTACCTTAATCAAGGGAGCGTCAAGTTTTTAGACAATCCCTTTACAGATTCTTTAATTGACCAAGCGATTGCCTTTCCAAATCGCAAGGATGATGACATGGTGGACGCCTTAACACAGTTTATCAATGCTAAACTAAATCGTAGACAGTCCGACGTCCAAGGCATAAGCATAGGATTTTAACATGGCAAAAAATAAGAAGTACCGCAAACAAACGCAGGCAACGCCACAAAACATTCAAACCGCTTCAACTTATGGGGCATGGATGTTATGGGGAACAGAAGCCACGACGCAGATCAACAATCCCACAGATGCAAGGGGGTGGATTCAGCGTTATTACGATATGCTAGAAACCGACACGGTAACAAGAGCGTTCTCAACCGTCTTGCAATTGCTTCTAACAAGTCTCACGTTTGAGATTAAATCCAACGATGAAGACGACGGCGATGATTTCCACGAAATGGCTGAAAAGATGTTCACGGATTGGGCTGGTGGTGACTTTAAGGACTTTCTAAGAAACTATGTGTCTACGTTCCTGTATGGCTTTTCGTTGTTTGAGCTGGTTTTGCGAAAAGGAGAAACAGGCTACGAGGTGGATAATTTAAACTTTCACCCCCAACGGTATTTGACCGCTAAGTTTGCAGACCAGTATACGCTTGAAGGGTTTGATTCATTGCTTACAAGCGATACGATTGAACTATCGCAATGCGTTTATGCTAAGGGCATTGGCAACTACAACAACTCTGCCTATGGTGAGTCATTGCTTAAATCGGCTTACTTTCACTTTAAAAACAAGTGCTTTTACTTAACCAAAGAAAACCGTCAAGTGCAAGTCAACTTGGAAGGGGTGCCGATTTTCACGTTTGACAACACAGGGTCAGAAGAGAAGATAAGAAAAGACGTTGAGCGATTATCAGCACAAGCCATACGGTACAAATCGGGGCTTGTAGACGGCTTGATTATTGGGTCAGCTCCTTACATGGATGCAGAAGGCAAACCAACGAATATAAGACGTGAAGACGTGCATTTAATGAGCGTCGAAGGATCTAAGTTCATTGACACGAACACCTTAATCAATCGTGAAGAGAACAGCATCGCAAGGGCGTTGATGGCTGGCTTCCTTGTTATGGTGGGGCAGGATTCGGGAAGCTATGCCCTAAGCAAAGACACCACGTCGATGTTCAAGCTCCTTGTCGAAGGCATCGCACAGCATTTATGCGACACGTTCAATCACCAAGTCATCAAGCCGTTGTGGGTGCTAAATGGACAGCCGTTTGAATACTTGCCCGAATTGACTTACGACAGCGTAGACCTAACGCTAGACGGCATGGCGACGTTTATTAACGCTCTAAGCGGTGCAGGTATCGTGCTAACGGAAAGCCAAGAAGATTACCTCTTTGAATACGGCGGATTGCCTAAGCCCGAAGCCGAAGAGCGGTTGAAGATGCAGGAAGATGCGTTAATGATGAATCCGATGATGCAGGGGAACACACAAAATGAAGACATTTCAACTGATGCAGGGCAACAGCCTAGAACTACTGAAGACGATTGAAGACAACAGCGTCGATGCGATTGTAACAGATCCGCCGTACGGATTGAGTCAACACTCACAGGGCGATATTGTCAACGCCTTAACAGCATGGCTAGCAGGTGAAGAGTACACGCATGGCAAAGCTGGATTTATGGGTAAGGCGTGGGATTCGTTTGTGCCTAGCCCTATGCTTTTTAAGGAGTGCTACAGGGTATTAAAGCACGGCGGACACATTCTTTGCTTTGCAGGTTCACGCACACAAGACTTGATGAGCTTAAGCATACGCCTAGCAGGCTTTGAGATGAGAGACGCTTGCTTGTGGCTGTATGGGTCGGGCTTTCCTAAGGGGTGCAATATAGCAAAGGGTATAGACGGCGTATTAGGCAAGCAGGGTGTAGGTTTTAATGCCAGTGGGTATGACGGAAGAAAAGCAGAGTTTGGAATAAGTGGACGTGGTGAAAACTTTGAAAAGCATTTGCAATATGAGCCTAGCGACCAAGCCAAGCAATGGGAAGGCTGGAATACGAACTTAAAGCCAGCCTATGAGCCGATAATCATGGCACGCAAGCCTTTAGACGGCACGGTCGTCAACAACGTGCTGAAACACGGTGTAGGGGGCTTGAATATAGATGCGTGTAGGGTGGGGAGTGAACAAAGGCATAACCCAAGCAATTTTAACAAACCTAATAAAACGGCGTGTGCGTATATGACACAAGGGCGTGAGACACAAGGGCGTTACCCTGCTAACATCATCCTTGACGGCTCCGATAGCGTCGAGGCGTTGTTTTCAAATGAAGCACAACGGTTTTTTTACCACGCCAAAGCAAGCAAGGCGGACAGGGATGAAGGCATAGTTCATTTAAGTGAAACAGAAGGGGTTGGGGCTTTGAGAGACGGTGATAGACCCGCTTTTAACAAAGGAAACCCACACCCAACGGTTAAGCCCACGCAGTTAATGCGATACCTAGTGAAACTTGTAACGCCACAAGGCGGAACGGTGCTTGATCCATTTATGGGAAGCGGTAGCACAGGCAAGGCGTGTATGCTTGAGGGGTTTAACTTTGTGGGTATGGAATTAAGCGAAGAATATGTTAAGATAGCAGAAGCACGCATTGAACACGCCTATAATCAGGTGAGGCTACTCCATGCCTAGTGAAAGAGAGCTACAGGCAGGGCGAGCCGAACTTATCGCCATAGCCGAGAGTAAAGAGTTCTACCTAGCGAATGAGTGGCTCCTTGCTATTGAGCAGGTCAAAGACTTGATGACGCTTGACGCTTTAACGGTGGCGGTGATGAATAACGACGTGTATGCCATACAGCGAGCGTTTAGCCCCGAAGCCGTGCAGTTGAGGCTCAAGGGCTTTAAAGATGCGATGACGAACCACTATGCCGCGTCAGGTGTGCAGATTGCGAAGAATGTGACAGTTTCGGGCGTGTATTTCAACCAAGTAAACCCACGACTTGCAGGCATCGTGAACAACTGGACGAACACACTCATCACAAACGAAACACAGGCAACGCTTCAAAGCATAGGAGCCGAGCTTTCTAAAGCGACACTAAAAGGGGTGAATCCGCTCCAAAGTGCAAGGGCAATTAGAGGAAGTATCGGCTTAACACCTCAACAGGTGAAGGCGGTACAGAACTACGAAGCCAAACTAAGGGCTGGTGAATCCGTCAGCAGTTACAGGCTTCGTGATAAACGCCTTACAAAGAAAGTTCTTAAAGAGGATGACATCATCAAGCGTGTGGATCGGTACAGGCAAAAGCAACTCAAGTATCGGGCGGAAACAATCGCACGCACAGAAGCCCTACGCATGACGAACATGGCGAATCAACACATTTACGATAATGCTATAGAAGAGGGGAGTATCGGAGCGAATGATTATCGCCGTTATTGGGTGCCACGTCGTGATAGCAAAACAAGGGATGCACATTTAACCTTGCCTAGCATGAATAAAGAAGGGCGAGCCATTAACGAGCCGTTTATTAGCTCATTGGGGCGAATTATGTACCCCCACGACCCCCAAGCATCCGCAGGTAACACGATAAACTGCCGTTGTGTTGTAATTTATGCTTTGCAGGCATCCGCCTTTCTATAGTGGCTAACAAAAACGACTTTAAAAATGTTAATGTAATAACGGAGGTTTTCAACATGGATTTTGTACTTGATTTAGAAACCAAACTATCCGCCGATAAACGCAAAGTTTACGGTTGGGGGAATGTGGCTACTAAAAATGGGATGCCTGTTATTGACCAAAAAGGCAATCACATCCCTATAGATGTATTAGACACCGCCGTCAAGTCTTTCATGGCTGACGGCGGGCGTGTCAATTTTAACCACGAAGGCATGAATAACCCACAGCGTGGGGTGGTGTCACAGTCATTTGTACTCAAGAGCGAAATGGCACAAGCACTAGGTATGCAAACCGACCGTGAAGGTTGGGCGGTTGAAATTGATGTGCAGGATGACGACGCTTGGCAAGTAGTGCAAAGTGGACTCATTAAAGGACTTTCACTAGGGGGAACAAGCAAAATCCTTACAGGTGAAGAAGAAATTAAACGCTTAAGCAAGGATCCAAACGCTCCATTTGAGGACGTGCGACTGGTGACCGAATTGAGCATCCAAGAACTAAGCCTCGTATTCGCTCCTGCGAATCAGTTTAGTGATGTTACCCTAGTTCTGAATAAGGAGGAATCTATGAATCAGGACGAACAAAACAAACGGTTGGAAGAATTGCAAAAGCAAGTCACCCAGCTATCAAGTGAGAAGCAGGAGCTAGAATTAAAGCTTTCTGCTTACGAGTCCCCAAAGGTTGAGATGACTACCGAATTGGCATTGTCTCAATTAGACGGTGACGCTCAAGCGGTACTTAAGCAAGCTTTAGCACAAGCAGAGGAAGCAAAAGCGACCCTTGCTAAGCATGAGCAAGCTTTGGCATTGTCGAACGCTAAGAAAGAGATTGCTTTTCTTGGTGGTGAAGATGACGCCCAAACGGCTATCGCATTGGGCTTACTTCAAGCAGGTGAGCATCGTGAAGCCATTGTGCTTGCGATGAAAGGACTTGCGGATGAAGTTGAATCCGTCAAAGGTGCGGTTGCTTTGAAGCTTGGCAAAATGCCCAAGGCTTCTAAAGATGCCGAAGACAAGCCTTCTGCAAATATGGAAGATGTTAAGAAGAAGTTTAAAGCTTTAAGTGGAGGTGCTAACTAATGGTTGCATATGAATATGGTGCTTCTCCAGTTGTGAGACAGATTCTTACGGCTGGTGGTGCAATTACAACTGCCGATGTAGGAAAAGCATTAGTCTTTTCTAGTGGCAAGGTAGTTCTCAACACAACCGCTGGTGGTCGTGTTATTGGTTTAGTCGGCAATGTGCAAAGTACATTAGCAGATGGCGACCCTGTAGAAGTTATTATGCTAGGTGAAGCACTTGGTCAAGGTGGTGCTACGTTTACTCGTGGCGTAAACTTGATGAGCAATGCCAGCGGTCAGCTTGTTACGGCAACTTCCACTAACCAAGTGGTGGGTATTGCTTTAGAGGCAGGCACAAGTGGCGGTTTTAGCCGTGTTTTGTTTAATCAACAAGGAGTCTTATAAGAAATGACGAACATTAGCTACACTCCTATTCTAACCGAAGCGTCTTACGTTCATGCGAAGCAGGCAATGCCTTACACGCTTGAATTGATTTCGACACTTCCTTTTGTTCCTGTTTCTACGACGACTGGAACGATCATCAAGCCAAACCTTGATGAACAACGCCGTAATGATGTCCTTTCTAATCCATACGGAACAACGATTGAAGCTCGCATCAGTGACACTTCAACGGTTGCCTTTACGACCGCATCCTTTAACGACGCCGAGCGTTTGCTTGGTGTTGAAGGGATTAATGTTGGTGGATTAACCAGTGTTACCGTTCAGGAGCATATGTTGAACTTGGCAACCATTACCGCCGAGCGTTCAGCCTTTAAGTTGATTAAAGGGTTTGCTAACGAGTTTATGAACGCAAATAACTACGGTTTAGGCTCTAAAACCGACCCCACAGATTGGACGACGGCGACTACCGACTTGGTTAAACAAATTACCGATAAAGTGGATGAAGTTCAAAAAATCAGTGGTGCGGTTCCTGATACAATCATCGTCACGAAAGATGTTCATGCGATCATTCGCAATAACGTCAACGTGTTAGATGCTTTGGCAGGTTTTGGGGCTTCAACGTCTCAAGGATCTGAATTGGGAGCTTACCGTTTAGGCTTGAATAACTTTGCTCGTGTATTTGGCGTTCAAAACTATTTTGTTTTGGATGGCTCCTACAACGGTGCCGGTATTCGTGCAACGGCTTCTAACTCTTGGATTGACACAAGAAAGCTTTTAATTGCTTGCTTAGGTCAAAACTTGTCGTTAAATGGTTCCACGATTCAAAACTACGGCGGATTGGGTGTTTGCCCTTACGTTGATGTAACCAGTTTAAGCAGTGCAGAGTACCGCATTGGCAACGGTAGCAACACGCTTCCTTTCCCTATTGTAACCCGCACTTCGTTTAATCCTGAAGTTGCTGGTGGTGGTGAACATAGAATCATCTCCGAAGTCTTGGCAGGCTTTAAGATCATTGAGCCGTTATACGGTCACTTGATCTACAACGCAATTGCTTAGCAGTGAATAAGGCAAGAATAAAGGGGTGTGTTTATTCACGCCCCCTTGTCTATGGAGGCAGTATGGCAGGACGCAATCAGAACTTTAACATCGCGTTTGATAAAGCCGTTGACATAGCGATAAAAGACGCAGAAGCCATTTATTCGTTAGGGTGCGACATGATGTTTAATAGCATTATTGTAGGAAAGGATGCCCCCAATACGGTAGTTTCGCATAGTGGGACACCAGTTAACACAGGCTTTGCTAGGGCGTCGTGGTGGAAGAATATCGGCGGTGTAGGGTCACATCCAAACCAGCCTACAAAAGGCGAGACTGTATCAACTTCATTATTTCCATTAGGTAAACTTAAACTTACACAGAAAGCGTATCTAGCCAACAATGCTCCTTATATAGGACGCTTAGAATATGGCCACTCACAAGGGCAGGCTCCTCAAGGTATGGTTCGCATAACGCTTGCAGAAGCTTCTCGTTTTTGGGAACTTGCCAAACAGCGATTGAAAGTAGGTAAATAATGGACTACAACGCTTTAGAGATCGCCTTACATACACGCCTTGCAACGGTGGTCACGACTGATTTAATCAAATACCCTAACATCATCTATGATGACAGCCAAGAAACGGAAATATGGGTGCGTCCTAATTTGATTTTTGGCACAGCGGATTCAGCAACGCTTGGAAATGACGGTTTAAACTTTGTGCGTGGTATTTACCAAGTAAGCATCTTTACCGCAATGAACACAGGCACAAAGCCTAGCAACGATTATGTGAAACAGGTATTAGATACCTTTCCAAAGGGTGAACGCCTTACTTTTACAGGAGGTGATATAATCATTGGTGTAGGCTATCAGTCAACAAACATTTTAGAAGACAATTTTTTACACACGCCAGTGACAATACCGTTCACGGCAAGAATGGAGGTTTAAGCAATGCCATTTGCACAAGGTTCACGTTTTGATATTGGTATTCAAGTAGAGACGACTTACGGCACGGCTCCAGCGGTTCCTACATTAGTAGCATTGCCAGCGACAAGCTTTGCGTTGAACCCAACCAAGACGCTTTTAACGTCCGATTCGTTTAGTTCAACAGGTCAACGTAACTATCAAAGACACGGCAATATAGCGGTTGCTGGTGATATTGCGTTTGATTTTGCCGATTCTGATTTTGACGAGTTATTACAGGGTGTAATGAATAATACGTTTAGTACAGGTGTGTTGAAGCATGGTACAGGTATTCGCTCCTATCACATCGAAGGACGCATGAACGACAATACGGACTATAAACTTGTAAAAGGTGCAGTCGTTAATCAGCTTGCATTGACAATGGCTTTAGATGCTAACGTAACAGGCACGGCTTCTTTTATAGCGAAGGATTGCGTTTCTAGTGGCACATCTTTTGACTCAACAATGACAGCATCAGCAAACACTCCTCCTTTTACAGGGCATGAAGTGACAGTATCTTGGAAAGGCGTAACGGCAAAGGCATCTAGTGCATCTTTGACTGTAGCAAATAATTTTTCGTCTAATTATGTGTTAGGTTCTAATTTATTAGAAGAATTGTCAAAAGGCTTTATTGATGTAACAGGTTCTTTTGAAGCTTATTATATTGATAGCACGTTGGACAATGACTTTAGAAATGAAGTAGAAGATGACTTAAGTATTGCCATTACAGACGGAACAAATACTTACACATTCTTAATGCCAAAGGTTAAATTGACGAGTGCCGATAGTACGGTAACAGGTCAAGGGGCAATTATTATAACGGCAGGATTTAGTGCGGTTTATGATGCAACGGAAGCCACGACGTTGAAAATTACGAAAGTATAGGGAGTAGATTATGCGTTTAGGGGATATTAAAGCAAAGCAAGCCGTTTTTCAAGCGGTTGATCCAGTGTATGGTGAGCTGATTGAAGATGTGAAGATCGTATTTAAGCCACGATCTGATTCGGCTTCTTATGAAAAGTTTAGTGCTTTGATTGGTAGCGGTAGTTTAGACACGGCGGAAGGCATTGCACAGGCATTTTTTGGCATCCTTGAAAGTGGAGAATTAGGTAGTTACGAGTTTAGCGCCGAAGGGTTTCAAGCGTTGCTAGAAAGTCCTGATTCTGCTTTTATTGGCGAGCAATTGGTTAGTTTTTTCACGGAAAAAAGTAATTTTTTTACGATAGCCAAACAGGCGAAAAAGAAGAAATAACCGCCTATGCTAAGTGGCTTTGCGAGATGCGGAAAGTCCCAAATGGCGGTAAATGTAGCGTATGGCAAACAATCCACCACAACGACCCTGCTAACCCTGCCCTAGTGCCTCCAAAATGTAAGCATGGTTACTTGTTTAGCATCTACGATGACATCGCTTTTCATGGCAAGGATTACGGCATGGGTGGCGCAAGCCCTTTGAAGTGGACGGAATTGGAAGCATGGCATCGCATGGTGGGGGTCGCCTACAATCGAGATGAGTTAAAGCTTATAATGGAAATAGACCGTATAATGATGCAGGAGGCTTCTAAAAATGATGATGGCGGACAATCCTAAAATCACAGTAGAAGTCGAAGCCACGGGCGTAGGCAAGGCGGATGCCGAGTTAAAAAAGCTTAAAACGCAGGCAACTGATACTGCTAAAGCAAGTGATAGATTAGCAACTTCTTTTAAGCTTTTAGGTGCGACATTGTCAACGCTTGGCATTGGAGCGATTGCTAAACAACTTGCTGACACAGCCGATAAGATGCGGATGCTTGAAGCACGGACGATCAACGCAAGCAAGGGTATTGCACTGGGGACGCAGAACTTTAAAGAATTAAAGAAAATTGCAGGCGAAACTGGCGTTGCCTTGGAATCCACCGTTCAAGTTTTTAATCGTGGACTCAACGCAAAAAATAGCATAGGGGCTACAAATAAAGAACTATTGATTTTAACAGAAACCGTTAATAAACTAGGTGTGTTAAGTGGGGCAAGTGGTGAAGCCATTAAAAACAGTCAAATGCAGTTTGCTCAAGCTATGGCTGGTGGCATCGTACGTGCTGAAGAGTTTAACTCCATGCAGGAAAACACCCAAGAGCTTGTTACGGCAATAGCGGAAGGCATGGGCGTATCAGTAGGCAAGCTTCGCCTTATGGTGCTTGAAGGCAAGCTTTTATCGAAAGATGTATTTGATGCTTTAATTAAACAGTCAGACAAGATCAACAAAGATTTTGACAAGATGCCTTTAACGTTTGGGCGATTAAAAATGCAGGCGGAGATTGCCTTTGCTTCACTTGTGGCAGATATTGATAAGGCAACAGATGCAAGCGGTTCATTATTGCGTTCTTTTGATTCCATTCTTAAAAGTGTAGAAGCAAGCAAAAAAGGCTGGATTACACTAGGTAATTTTTTAGTTGTATTTTTTAGAACAGTTATAAATGTGGTGCAAGCGTTAATTCGTAGTGCATTAGGTGGTATTTCTTTTTTAATAGAAGAATCTTTGCGTAAAATGCTTGAAATCGGAAGAGCCGCCAATAACGTTGCAAAAATGGTATCGTTTGGCAAACTTTCCGTACCAACAGGCGATTTAGAGTTTGCTTTAGACGTAGCCAAAAACACAAGAAGGGGCTTTTTTAAAGACGCAGGCACGGACTTTAAACAAATAGCTAACGAGTTTAACGCTAAAATGCCACAGGCACCAAGTAAAACCCCTAAAGATGCTAGAGGCACAATAGAAACGCCTTTAAGTAAAACAGGCAAGGGAAAAGGAAAGGCAAGCGGTGGAAAGTCAGAAGCACAACAGCAAGCCGATCAATACGCCGAAGCGCTGAAGTCCATTAAAGAAAAAGCTAGTGAAGCCATGCTACAGGTTCAAGGCATGGACAAAGCCATACAAGCCTTAGCAAGCGGAGGCATTAAAGCCTACGAGGCACAGCTTAAGCAAAACGAAGGCTTAGGGCGTTATAACGAGCTTATGGGCGATTACTTAGGCAAGGGTAAACAAGAACTTGAGTTGATAGCTCAAAGCATCGTTAAACGTGAGCAGGATGCAGAAGCCAAAAAGAAACAGCTTGAGCTTAGTGTAAGTCTCAAGCAAGCGTCAGAAGATTTAAACATTGAAGAACAAAAAGCGAAAGAATTGAGAGAAGCATTTTTAGTCGGCGGTGAAAAAGCCCTTGAACTTAAACAGCGTGAGTTAGATATTGAGCAAAGAAAGCGTGACTTACTTAAGGATTCCAACGCCACAGAACAACAAAAGCAACAGGCACAAGAACAAGCAACCCGTGAACAAGCGTTAAAGGATTACACAAACCAAACGCAACAAATGGCAGACCGTGCGAAAGAAGCAAGCGAGGGTATTCGTAACGCATTACGTTCGGCGTTTGACAATACCATTGAACACATGGTTAATGGGACAGCTTCTTTCAAGGACATTATGGTGGGCTTGCTTAGGCAAATAGCCGTGCAATTGATTAAGGTTTACACCTTACAACTAATCACAGGCATAGTGACTAGCGTCGCAGGTGGGGCAAGTAAAGCAGGCGGTGGGGCATTTACTGGACAGGGAAGCGTTTTATTTAGTGGTTCAAATAACCCTATGGTAGGTACGTTGGGCTATTCAGGACGTGCAGGTGGTGGCTCCGTATCCGCAAACACGCCTTACATGGTGGGTGAAGTAGGGCGTGAAATGTTTGTACCTCGCACGGCAGGGAATATCATGCGTAACGATGCCATGCCTAGCGGTGGTGGCGGTGGCGTTACCGTTATTAACAATGTGACGGTCAACACACAAGGCGGTGGTAACGATGACAAGCAAGGTTTGTTAGAAGCAGGTAAACAAATTAGTGATATGATTGAAACAAAAGTACGCCAAGTTTTAAAAACGGAAAGCCGTCAAGGCGGAATGTTGCAGAGAGGA